GAAAATACAGCTTTACTGTCCCTAAACTACCATGCCTATTCTTTTCAAGGATCAGTTCGGTTACATTGTTAGCTTCTTGGCTGTCTGCTTGTTCCTTCTGATAGTAGGCATCACGATACAAGAATGCTACAATATCTGCATCTTGCTCAATCGATCCCGACTCTCGCAAATCTGCTAACATCGGTCGCTTATCTTGTCTCTGCTCAACTGCACGGCTTAACTGCGATAAGGCTATGACAGGAATTTTTAAATCCTTAGCAAGTATCTTCAATTCCCTTGAAATTTCAGAAACAATCTGCTGACGATTCTCACCCTTTGAACCAGTTATTAACTGCAAATAGTCAATGATGATGACACCAAGGTCCCCCATTTCTTGGGCAAGTTTTCGAGCATTTGAGCGTATATCTGAAATCCGAATCCCAGCCGTATCATCTACGAAAATAGGCGCATCGTAGAGATTATTTTGTGCTTGCACAAGCCTTCTCCATTCATCAGGGCTCAAGTTACCAGTCTTTAGATGATAAGCTGGAACCATGCCCTCTGATGCCACCATACGCTCGATCAATTCTTCTGCGCCCATTTCAAGCGAGAAGATGACAGCAGGCTTTCTTTCCTTGGTAGCCACATGCTTAGCGATATTAAGAGCCAATGCCGTCTTACCCATAGCTGGACGAGCAGCAAGGATGATAAGATTCCCTTCGTGAAGGCCTGTTGTTATCTTATCTAATCCGACAAAGCCAGTAGACAGACCAGTCACGAATCCATCTGTCTGTGACCGTGTCTCGACTATCTGCATGTGTGTATCAAGGATATCGGCCACATTGCGAAATCCTGTCCCTGCATTTTGATTACTGATATCCAGTAGAGATTTTTCAGTTTTAGCAATGATATCACCAATAGATACATCACCTTGATAAGCGCTAGAAAGCGACTCTGACAAGTCAACGATTACCTTTCGGAGAGTAGCCTTTTCTTTAACAAGCTTTGCGTAATGCTCCACATTTTTTGAAGTTGGTGTTGAATTTACCAACTCGACAACATAGTTTAAACCACCAATTTATTTAATCTGTCCTTGACTGGTAAGAGCTGACACCATAGTGGTAGCATCGATCGGCTCACCTTTTTCAAGCAATGACAACATGGTTTTAAATACAATCTTGTTAGCAGGCTTGTAAAAATCCTCCGGAGTTAATTCGTCTGCTAGAGATGTTATTGTTTCTGGTGAAATAAAAACTGCTCCAAGAACAGACTGTTCTGCAACTAGATCATGAGGTAGTATTCTAAAATCTTCACTCATCCCCTAGCCTCCCAATATTTTCCCAAATCCACATTCATCACTGCAGCGAGGTTCTTCTGCTCAGTCAAGATTTGTCTGCGATAAGGCGCAAGCCCAGCTTGACGCTCCTCCTCACTTCGTGGCAAGTAATATCCGTTTGGCTTCATCTTCTTAGCCACGATAGGGTTGCCAAAATTGACACGCAAGCTCTCGATGATTTCTTCTACTTTACGTTTTGAGAGCCCAGTTTCTAAACGAATTTCACTGGCTTGGATTGGCAAGTCGAAGGTCGCACAATTGATAATCATGTTTAAGACACGAATTTCTAACTCATTCATACTGCGACTTACACTCATGTCTTTGCCCTCCATTTTCTTGGATTCTGACGGAAATCCATAGTCAATTCTTTGTAGAGCAAACGCCCATTTTCTTCTAAAAGATTCGCATTTTGACTTCTTAGAATGTCATTCTTTCTTGCTTCTTCCTGATAGTCGCTAGCCAGTCTGTCATAATCTTCGATGCATTGTCTAAAATCTTGAGGTACGTCCTTAATCGTTGAAGGAAGTCCGACAGGTGGTTGGGAATCATAGGTGAAGCCTCTATCACAGTTTTTCAGGTTTCTTCGTGCAACCTCTCTGAAGTCTTCAGCTTCTTCAATGATGATCACTGTTTTTTTGTTTAGTATCTTCTTCATTTTTAGCAGTCAGTAGCATCAGGATAAAGATCCCGATAAAAATCGTCACTAAGCCAAGCAATTGGCTTGATAAAGTTGGTTCTGTCATTTTTTCTACCTTCTCCTTCTAAATCACTAAGTGCGACTGCACAAAGTTATCCAATTCATTTCTATCAATTCTTTTTGTTCCGTCTATTTTGTAAAGATTCAATCCCATTCTTAACCATTTTCTGATGGTGTTAGCACTGCAGTCGGAATAATTGGCTGCGCTTTCGATAGATAGCCATCGTTTTTCTGTTGTTTCATGCTCTAAAAATTCTTTGAATGATTCTTTTACTTGAGTTCTTACAACTGATCGGATACCATTTTCACATTCTTCGCTAAGTATGTTCACAAGAGCCTCCTAATGTGTTATAATTTTATTGGTTATTTTTCTATGCGCCTGATTTCCGTCAGGTGCTTTTTTGTTATCTAAATTCATCCAAGCTGACTTCCAGTGCGTCAGCAATTCTGCACATATTCGTCCACGACATTTCTTTTAATCTCCCAGCCTTTAGGTTTGAAAAATTAGATGGGTGGACATTTGATTCTTTGGCTAATCTGTACATTGACCAACCTTTTGACTTTAATTGTTGTTCAATCTTACTCCACATCCAAAACACCATATGTTGTGTTTCTCGAACACATAACATCCTTTCTTACACTATATGTTGACAGATAAAAATATTTGAATTATAATATATTTTGACTAGGACCTCTCACCGTTTTAGTCAAAATTCCAATAGAAAGGAGATTTAATCATGGGTAAAAATCAGCATGTTGTTCCTGCCAAAAATGGTGGTTGGAACGTGAAAGGTGCTGGCAATTCAAGAGCAACTGTTCATACTACTACAAAGAGTGAAGCTACAAATATTGCTAGACAGATTTCACGAAATCAAGGTTCCGAACTAATCATTCATGGCAAAGATGGGAAAATTCAAAGCCGTGACAGCCACGGTAAAGACCCATTCCCTCCTAAAGGCTAGTCATAATTTGGTCTTAGCCTTACAACATATCCTGTAGCAGAACTTACATCATCTAGTGTGACTTCTGCTATTTTTTTTGTTCCATCCTCTGTTTCAACAATTAGTCGTGTATAGAAGCGACTATCTAAAATATTCATCAGATTTGGTTTGAAACTATACGGATATCGTCTTGGTCTCATTTTTTCTACTCCTCAAATTTCTCCCATGACTCATTGATTCGCAACTTTTTGTTAATGCGAAGCTTCAAGTCATCGCTCCCTTTTCCATCTTTTAGCAACTGAGTGATAGCTGATGGACTAACACCTACAACAATGGCCAAGTCCGTCTGTGACCATCCACGTTGTTCAATTCGCTCTTTTACAAGCTCAATCCATTTACGATGTTGTTGGCTCATGTGACCTCCTCCTTTTGTTTTTAATAGAGTTAAAGAGTTAGTAAATTATTTTATAAAATACTTGACACGTTTTAGCGTATCTGCTAAAATGAAAGCATAGTTAAAAACCTTGATAAAATCACATATCTATCAATTTATTCTGCTCGCCAAAGCTATTTAATTTCAAGATAAGTTTTCACTTGTTTTTTAACTAACTCTTTAACTTACAAAAACTATTTTAGCGTAAACGCAAAATAATGTCAACTATTTTTTGCGTATTTTGTAAAATATTTTTTGTCATGTCTTAGAAAGGCTGATAAATCAATGTTTTCTACTTTTGAAATCGTAAAGAATTTATGCGAAAAGCAAGGGATTTCACTAAATACCTTGGAAGAAAAGTTGGAATTAGGAAAAAATTCTTTGTATGGATTAAAAAGAAATCAACCTTCTGCTGAAAGGTTGCAACAAATCGCTGATTACTTCAACGTGTCCACAGATTATTTACTTGGTCGCACGGATAACCCGACTATTGCAAAGGATGATACAATCGCAGGATACACGTCTGACGACCTCCGAAAAATGGCAGAGAATGCAAAAACATTCGATGGGAAGCCACTTACAGAAGAAGATATTGACGCGATTCAAAACATCATAGAAATATACTTGAGAGGTAGATAACCTATGCAGATTGACGACTTTGTGAAATCTTGTGGAGTAACTCTTTACTACTTTGATAAAGATTTATGGCAACGTCCTGGCATTTATATCGAGGATATCAAAACCATCTTCGTAAACAATAAACTATCTGATGAAGCGATAAAACGTGTTGTCTATCATGAACTAGGTCATCTCTCACACACTCCTGCTTTCTATAAAAATAATCATACAAGGTGTGAAAACGAAGCGAATCGCATAATGATTCATCAATTGATTGAGGAAGAATTGAAAAATTCTGATGATCAACAATCTTTTAACTATTTAAATTTCATGAAAAAGCACAAATTAAAAACAACCGCAGATGAAGTAATGGTCATTGATGAATATTATTCATTGATTAGTTGATTAGGGGTAGAATATGAAAATAGGTATGAGAACACCAAGTCTAAAAAAGAGCTTGAAAGCTAGAACTACCAGCAAATGGAAAAGACAAGCTAAAAAAGCTATTATTCCTGGATATGGAAAGAAAGGCGTGGGATGGATAAAGAATCCTAAGAAAGCCATGTATAATAAGGTCTATCATAAGACAACATTTGGACTTTCTGATTTGCTGAAACCTTCTAAAAAGAGAAAGAAAAAAGTAGTCACAAAAAAACAACAATCTATTTTGTCATCTAACGGTAAAAAGCAACACACTCCAAAAGAATATAAAGAAGCTGGACTTGTCTTTATGGTTTTAGGTGCTATATTCCTATTTTTATTTCCACCTCTCGGCTTCTTCTTGTTTATTACTGGTTTTATAACTTACATTATTGGACGTTTAACTGCAAAGCGAGAGAAAAAGAAGAAAGTTGAAAATTACAGTCCACAGATTGATACAATTGTTTTCCGAGATAACTTCTTGTTAATGGGAACAAATTATCATCAAGAAGAAGCTGAGATTGCAGCTGATTTTCTTTCCAAGGGTGTCCATTATTTTGGGAAAGATAATAAAAGTTTGAAATCTTATATGCTTGAAACATATAAACCTGTCTACAAATACAATAAATTGAAAACAGTAGACGTTCAACTATTACCAGAACCTTCAAATCCGCATGATAAAAATGCTGTCAAAGTTTTAGTGAATAATATCTTTGTTGGATACTTACCAGCTGTGATCGCATCACAAATTTCATCATACACAGCTAATCCAAATTACCGATACGATGCAAACCTTACTGGTAGAGGTGGACCATATAAAACCTTAAATATTGAAACCGAGAGAGTTGTTACTCATGAAAAAGAATTAACGTATTATCTAGATTTAACAATATGGCGCCTAGCCAAAAAATAATAAAAAAGCCCCACGCTCTCAAACTTTGGCGAGTCTGAGCGTGAGGCAATCAGGATAGTAAAAGGCATTAAAAAGCCCTCTTTACTATACCCATTTTATCAGAAATGAGGGTAAAAATCAATGATTGGAAAATACCAAAAAAACGGAGTCACTGCTTACTATTTTAAGGCTTATCACGGATTAGATCCGTTGACTAACAAGAAGATTCAAACCTTCCGTCGTGGCTTTAAAACAGAACGTGAAGCAAGACTTGCTGAAGCAAAGTGTCTGACTGACTATGAAAAAAAGACATTCAGAGCAAAGAACACCACTACAACTACATTCCTACAAGTCTATGAGATTTGGAAGGACCATTATAAAAACACTGTTAAAGAGTCAACCTACGTAAGCCAGACAAGCATTGCCGACCGTCATATCTTGCCAATTTTTGGAGATAAAGCTATAAACAAGATTACTATGACAATGTGTCAAACTCAAGTCAATAAGTGGGCAGACGAATACAAAAGATTTTTTGGAATCATCAGCATAGCAAATCAAATCTTTGACTACGCTATTTCAATGGAGTTGATTGAAAACAATCCAATGAGAAAAACATTGAAACCTAAACGTAAAAAGAATAATACAGATGAACTAGAAAAATTCTACAACAAGGAAGAACTGAAGAAATTTTTCAAAATCGTTAAAGGCTTTGGCGATGATGAAATGCTGACGTATTTTAGATTACTAGCTTTTACCGGAATGCGAAAAAATGAAATTAGCGCTCTAAGATGGTCTGATATCGATTTAAAAAAAGGACAGATTACTGTCAATCAAACCTTGGCCAAGGGTGAAGATAATAAACTTATCTTTCAGACTCCAAAGACAAAAAAGAGTGCCCGGACAATTACTCTGGATTCGAAAACAATCAAGGTTTTAAAAAATTGGCACAAGTATAGTACAAAAGGACTTCTTTTTAAAAATGAGAATGGAGATCCTAAGAGTGTTGTCCATGTCAACAATATGTTGAACAGAATCTGGAGGAAGTATCCTGATTTCAAACGAATCACACCACATGGTTTTAGGCATACACACTGCTCACTACTCTTCGAAGCTGGTGCTACTATCAAGGAAGTTCAGGAAAGATTAGGTCATGAGAATATTCAAACCACTATGGATATCTATGCTCACGTCACTCAAAAAGCAAAAGATGAAGTGGCTGACAAGTTTGCTTCTTACATTGGTTTTTAAAATATGGGTATCAGCGTGGGTATCAAAACAAAAAAATAGGCTCTCCGAAAGCTCGGAAAGCCTTATTTAATGCTACTTAGAGCGATTATTTTGCGATTGGGTAAACAGAAACTTGTTTTTTATCGCGACCTTTACGTTCAAAGCGTA